TAAACAAATGACCAACAACCCGAACATACGCAACGCATTTATTGATATGATTTTTGCTTTTTATGTTACTGCATTCAATTTCACTACAGACGCCGATATAACTGAGTCAGGCAGTAGTGAAACCTTGCAATACTTAAATACACTTTATATTAATAAATTGTCTGCAATCGCTCAAGTAGGACTAAATTTCAACCACAATATAACTGTTGACAATAATTTGGAACAAGCTATTAACAAATCACTTACTATGTTTGCTGATTTGACTAATGCTATCTCGGATAAACTACAGGAAACAGTGGCCGATTATCAACGCAAAATTGTAGCATTGATTACAACGATCTACAATTTGTATAGATTTTCAACCCGGAAAATGGACTTACAGGACTTAATTGTTAATGTATTTGGCGCTCTTGGATCTGCTGGTATTGCTTCTAGCCTTGTTGCACAACTTGTAACATCACTTCGAGCATACTTCGTAGCCCCAATAGCTCAAATCGATTCAGGCTCACATTTGTTAGTTTTAAAAGCTTTATCACTAACAATGTTCTGCCTGTTTGTCAAACAATTACCCGGAAAGAACACTATTGACGAATTTGTGACCCGCTTAGATCGATTCCCGAAAGCAATTTCTGGTCTCGAATCTATGTGGAGCAAATTAGATGTAGTGGTCAAACAAATGTACACGTTTATGGAAGAAAAAATTTTAAAGAAACACAACCGATTCAACAACACCGATATGTTACAGGATGTTTTAGATTGGGCTTCCGAAGTGGAGAAATATTTAGAACTAGCTAACAGGAACGAGATCAAACGCGATCCCGCCACTGTTCTTGCTGCTTCTAAATTGTATCCACGAGGAGTCCGATTGATAAAGGAATGTACACAACTGAAACTGTCCCCCGCTAATTTGAACTTAATACGCTCTCTCTTACCAGCTACCAAACAACTTGCTGATGAGGCTATCAAGTCTGGTGCTCTTAAACAAGCACTTAGACCTGAGCCTTTGATAGTATGGTTTTGCGGTAAATCTGGTATGGGAAAGACCGGTATGTCCTATCCCTTTATGATGGATATGATGCGCGTTTTCGGAGATATTCCTGCTGATTTTCAGAAGAATATCTACGGACGTGTACCAGAAACTGAATACTGGGATGGATATACTGATCAAGAGTATATTATTTATGACGACGCTTTCCAAATTAAGGACAATGTTTTAAAACCGAACCCCGAACTGTTTGAAATTATACGATTAGGAAATGCTTTCCCTGTTATGCTTCATATGGCTTCTGTTGAAGAAAAGAATAATACTTTTGCTAATCCGAAGTGCGTTTTACTCACTTCGAATTTGGATCGTATTAAGACTGAATCACTCAACTCTCCAGAAGCTGTACAACGTCGTATCGATTTTGCTTACAATGTCGATATTGCGGAAGAATACAGAGAATACTATGTTGACCAAAATGGAAACGAAAAATACAAACTCAATGCAGTTAAAGCTCGTGCGGCTGCGCGCAAACTTGTTGGTATTTCTGTAAGTAACAACTTGGATGTGTACAGATTCACGAAATTTTCTGCATTCGACGGACGAACAATCGAAACGGACATGACATATGCTCAAGTAACTGAAGAATGTTCTATGAAGATGGCTTCTCGCTTTAATCAACATATGGACTTTACGAATTACTTGGATGCATACAGGAACCCCATATACGAACCGGAAGATGCTATTGAACATCCTATTGATGCTACAGCTCAAGTAGGTAATACTATGCGTATAGCAGCTGGTAATGTTGCTGGATTTCTAGTAACAAACCACTGCTTGCGTAAGTACGTTCATGGTGACGATGACACGATTTTGATGGCTTTATTAAGGAAAACTAAACGCACAATGGAAAATATTTTGGATTATACAGGACTGGTACCGCGCGCTCGTGATTTGTGGGAACAACCTTCATGGGACTACCACCTATATTACGCTCGCCAAATCAAACAATACTTAACGGACGCATCTGCTGGAATTATGGAAACGCTCGCTGGATTCTTTGGAAAATATTGGCAATTCGTTAAACAAGCCGTATTAGTTGGAGTTTCGGTATTTAGTGCATATATGTGTGCTAAAGTATCGTACGCTCTAGGTGATTACGTTAGAGGTAAGATTATTCCCAAGTATATATCTGATGATGATCAAGTTGCACAACTTGTATCTGAAGCTAATGCTTGTTTCGACAAGGGTTGTGATAATTGTAAGTTGTGTAAAAACGCTGCGATGAATCAACTCAATGTCAAATGGAACTCCTCATGCCTCTGCTATGTTAAACGAATGGAAAAAGGTAAAGATATGATCAACAAATACGCTATCTCTTTATACGGTGATCAACGTGTATCCAATAATCATGAACTCTCTGTTTCTGACATGGCTGAAATTATCAACCAAGTCGCAGATTGTGATTGTAATACATGTGATTGTTGTAATGACCCGGAACTATTGGACAGATTATCAACTGTAGCCAGAATTCATAACACGAACTGCGTGTGTCTGTTGACTCGTTTTTATCAGGGATTTAAAACAGCCGATCTTTATGATATGACTAAGCAAATTAACAATACTTTGCCCTCTATCATTAAGAATCCTGAACTAAAACGACTAATCGACTCACACGCTCGTGTTTATGACAACGCTGTGTCTCGCCGCGCGACCTCAACTCGCATTGTAGGACATGGTGCTACATATGATGCTCGCCCACGAACTCGAATGGTAACAAAAATAGGAGCACAGGCCCCGGTATATGATAACCGTGTAACGATTAAGAAAAACACGATCTTAGCTGCACAGAATCTATTACCCGCTTTTGCCAAAATTGAACCAATCGAAAATACAATGGACATACAAACGGTACTCGCATGTAAAGGTTGTAATAACTGCTCCC